AATGTTTTTTAGAAGTTTTACTAAATCTATAAATTTTAATTTATAGTTATTAAACTCATTTTCATTTCTTTCAAGAGTAAAAGGCCAAATAAATCTATTAATGCCTTTAATCATATCTACTTCTTTAGAATAAAAATTTGTTTCAGCCAAATTACTTATAGATATTTTACCTTTTTTGTTTGAGTTGCTAAAAAAGTTAATAATTGCACCATATGGTGGGTTGTCACCTCTAAATTCAAAATAAGGTTGTTTTCTTCCAGTATTTATTCTAATCCACTGGGTAGATTCTCTTGTATCAAATAATTTATTTCTATATTCACTTCCTAAAGTATCAATATAAGCGTGAGAGATATTATCTATATTATCTAATAATGCTTTATTATCTATAACATCTGACCGACTAATTGATATTAATTTACCTTTAAATTTAGAAAGAATATCATCATTAATAAGATGTTTATTTTTCTTTGGTGGGACGGTTACAATTAATGTATTATAATTATGCCAATAGAATCCATCTATATTTCTTCCTACTATTCTTATGTTATCTGATTTTACTTTTGACCCAACTGATCCATTACCTATTAATGCAATTTTATCATCATCTTTTATATACTGATTTATCCAATCAGCAGTTGGTTGTGCAAATGGTTTTGTAGTAACAACTCCTATATTTCTTCTCTCACATTCTTTAAGATTGATGTTATCATATCCGTGCTGGCGTACTACAATCCATTCTAAATTAGGAAATGCTTTATAAGTTTTTTCACCAACAACACTAAATTTTACTGATAAAACTTTTACATCTTTATTGATAAAATTTAGACTATCATATTGACCGTGAGATTCCCACTCATAATCTTTCAAAAATATTTCTGGTGCAAACTTTATATCTTTTTTATCTTTTAATATTATCACTATTCTTATCCATCATTAATCTCCAAATCCATCTATTGCTCTTGGATGAAATGCCTCTTTCTTTTCTTCTTCTTTCAATTCATCCCATAGCTTTTTCTTTTTTTTATATTCTTTTTCTGTCAAACTATGCCACCCAATACAAAGATTTGTTGGTGACCTACCACATTGACATACCGACATTATTCTTCATCCTCATCTTCTATCTCTTTTGTTGCAAGTTTAGTTTCCCATTTGTAAATTATGTTTGTTAAAGATTGAAAATGTGGACTAGCTTGTGCTACTAAACCATCCCTAACTTTTCTTATATCATCTAATAATTCTTTAATATCACTCATTGTGGTAATGTTCCTGGTTTACCACCTTTTAATAAGTTTAATTTTTGTGCTTGAAATTGGATTTTTTCTTTGAGTGGTTTAGTAATTAATCGTCCTGCTGATTCTACTTCAAAATTATTCTCTTCACAATAAAGTACTATAGCATCTACGTATGACATTCCTTTATGTTTCTTTACAACATCCTCTATAATCAGCGAAAATTCTTTTGAGTTCATTACATTACTATAACATATTTATATTAAAATGTAAAGCGCCTGACTTCTGTTGCCACCTGTCAGGCAAGGCCGTCACCTATTAACTAGGCAGCAAGAGCAAACTGTTCGTTTGCATTTATGATTTAACAGTACGTTGTCAGCGATTTAACTCCAGATAGGTTTAGTTAGTAGTCGATTCTAGCTCACCCCCTTACAGCACATTTTAATGTGTTCTAAATTGGTGGAGGTGGTGGGAATCGCACCCACGTCCTCACTAATTATTAACTATCCTTCAACGTCAAATTCATTAAATAGATTGTCCACCCAGTGCTTTTACATCAAATGTTAAATCAAATGATTTATATAACATACACGATTCAGCATTATCTAATGTTGACATAACTACAATTGATTCTTTATAAGTTGGATCAACATAATAACTCACTACAAAAACTACTGGTCCATCTGGTTTTGCTTTTTCCCTACCAACAGAAACATTTACTAATTTAAAATTGAATTTTTTAAGATAAGCGTCAATATCTTTACTAGCACCACATATGACAGGCAGTTGTAACCAATATAATCCAGGACCTTGTTCTGGTGCAGGTTTATAATCATAAGGAATATTTGGCATAGGATTTGCACCTTCGTGCTCCGCTACAGCAAACGTACTCATTGTTATGAGTATCGCTCCTACTAACGCTCCTATTATTTTGTCTAACATAAGTGACCTTCCGTGGATAAATTGAAGCCACTTTGTTAATGTTTTTGCTTGATTTTATCTTTGTTTAGTTCTTCGTAATATTTATAAAAGTATTTGATACTTTCTTCTAATTTTGGCTCAAAATCTTTTTTATTTCTAATAAAGGATCGCATTGTGCCATCTTCACCTGCCATTAGTATAACTAATTGTTCTATGCGTTTGCCAAATAACTCTTCATACATAATTGCATAGGCACAAGTTTGAATAAAGTAGTTTTCTATCCAATCTTCTTTACGTTCCTTGTTTGCTGTCTTAAAATCTAATACAGATAATTTACCATTGTAGTCAGCAACACAATCTACCTGTCCTGCAATAGTTAATTTGTTACTATACATTATTTCTTCTGACAGTTGAACATTATCAATTTGGTCTAAATAAGGTTTCATTAATCTAAACAAACCTAACGGTAAAACATCCCTTATCGCTGGTGTTTCACCTTTAAGATACTGTTCAACAAGTGTATGAGTTGCTTTGCCTCTACGTGCCGCTCTACCCATTTCCCAATTAGCAGCTTCTTCACCTACTGCCTTACGCCACTTCTCTAGTCCTTCTTTTTTCTGAACACCAAGTACAGTTGTAATGGATGGATAATTCCTACCATCTATTTGATAGAAACGAAAACCATCTATACGCTTACCTTTGGTTGTTGGAAGTTTTGTTTTATCTACAGCAACCCAATTAAACTCTTTCACTTTTTCATCCTCAATTCTTTTCTTAATGCACTTACTCTATACTTTAAACCATCAATAGTCGTGTACATCCATCCACAATCGTGTGGTTCTATTTGTTTTCTGAACCAAGTAATTGTTTCTTTTAATATTTCAATCTTATTTTTTATACTCATATTAATAATATAACATATCTTCTATGCTTTGTCAATGCTATATGCCTTTCATTGCGTACATATCAATGATTTTGTTCTTATCTGCGACAGTATCACTATTATACCAACGAGCAATCTCTCAGCTGGGGTCATATTTCTCATATAACGTCTTGCCATCTTCATTTCTATATGCCCTTAATACTTCTTTTCTATTGTCATCTGAATTCTTGTAAGAACAATGGATCCAGCCGCTGTGCGGTTCATCTGTATTATGGTACTCTAATATGAGTTGGTCAAAACCTAAATTTTCAATAATATATTTTGCCAATTCAGCATTCGCTACTCCAAATATTTCAAAGTCCGCTGCTTGCCCTTTAGCGTGTTGTGATTTAAGACTAGAACCAATTTTAACACATAACTCTGGAGAACGGTACCCACTTGATACAGTTACCACTTTCTTATAATGGTCTCTTATTGGTTGTAGTACTTTCTCACACAAATTTTTTAACGAGTCAATATGGTCTTCGCTAGGATTATTATTAATACCGTGTCTTTCTGCCGTCTGACTAGAAGTCAACTCCTTCAAAGAAAAATTTTCTGTTAAATGCATTTATTATCCTCTTGTTAATTTTAATATTTTTTCTATTTGACCTTTTATAATTGGACCTCTATTCGGCCAATGTATATAAGGTTCATCACTTTTTGATAAATTATATAAAAACGGTAATACAATCTTTTCAATATCTTTAAATTTTTGTAAGGTATCTTCATCACTAATTTCTTTTGTTACAGTTTCTTTATCATTTACTATTTGCATAATTTCGTTCATCATAGATTTAATAGTAGAAACATCTGATTTAACTTTAGATAGTTCTATGTTTGTTCCTTCTACTAATTTTGGGTCAATGCCAGGTTGTTCATCTTTAGGTTTACTAGATACTGGAGTAAAACCCCAATCGTTATCTAGGTCAAACCCTCGCATATAATCTGGTATATCTTTATCTGCCATTATTTTTTATTCCTTTTTAATTTATGTCTTTTCACCGTCTCCCTAGTTTTCACCTCTTTAATACTTGGTTTACCATATTTGGCTGCTAGGGGTGAATTTGGATGTGCTTCTGCTATTCTGGATAAGTTGTCCTTCCAACCTCCATCTGTTTTATAAGACATACCTTGAACACCAGATACTATATTTATTGGTTGTATGACTTGTACAATGTGTTTATTATTTTTAAGATAGTTTTCCATTTCTGTAATCATCATAAAGTCTACCCACACCTTACCAGTTTTTTTATTTTCAAACGTGTATCTTGGCATTTCTTAAATATTTCCTTTTGTACCATAAATAAAATTTAGGATTTGCCTCAAACTCTTCTACTACTTGTTTAGCAGATAATTGGTCCGACCTAATACAATCTGCAAGGTCTTGATACTTATTTTTTATCATATTTGTAAATATCTTTTGTACTCATTTTAGCAACTCGTTTTTCTGCCTCATAAATAACTTTATGCGTATCGGTCACGCTGTTTTCTTTTATTTTTCCTTCTTCACGAATTTTTTCCATTTCTCTTGTAATCATTGTACCATAATCAGACGCATTCATAGACCATTCCAAATCTTCTTTTTGAGATTCTAAAGTTTCTACCTTCACCTTTTTATCTTGTAAAGCTGGGTGTATATGTTCTATTGTCATTTTTCTTTCAATGCTTTCTTATGTCGCCTATCATATTCTGCTTCACTTAAAAAACCAAATTCATCATCAGCTGCCCCAAAGTTATAATATTTTTTAATCATAGGAGCAATCGTACCTTTTTGACGACCTCCTATATTTCTATGTATCCTTCTAGGAGTCCTATTAGTGTACATATTTTTTTTAGATGTCATTTTTCTTTTTTTCTATTTTAAAAAAGAAAGATAATGTTAATCTTTCTTCAAAAGTATAATCTAAACACGGAGCGTGGTATCTACCACCGTGATATAAAACTAGTCTATTTGGATAAGCACTTATATAAATGTCTGGCACTTTCTCCATTTGATTATTAAAAAATGCCGTGCCACCATCATATGCCTGGTCAAAGTACATCATACCTGCTATTAAAGGTTCAGACTCAGCTTCAGGTAGATAATCCCTATGTATAAAACCATATTTACCAAAATTTTGTGTAGATTCTTTTATTTCACTCAATATGATTCTTCTAGCAATTGTCTTGAAATCAGTAATTTTAGTTTGTAATATACTTTCTATATTAGTTTTGATATAATCGTTCTCTTTATCATATTGATTTTCATAACAAGGAAACGCCTGCATTCTATTGCCATAAGACGAACCTGCTGGTTGATGTACTTTGTCCCATTTCAAACTATCTAAATCTGATTTAATACTATTAAATTTTTCTTTTGTGAAAAAATTATAATGAATTGTTATTCCACCATCTAAAAGATTTTTAATCATTTTTAAAATGTTTATCTAAAACTTCAACAATTTCTGCATTATCGGACATTATTTTTAACTGCTTATTGATTTCTTCTAACACATCTCCGTGTGTTGCAACACCAACAGCATTACTTAAAAATATTTCAACATTTGCCCTTGCTTTAGATATGTTACCTTCAGCGTGGTCTTTTAATGCGTCCAATATTTGTTGTCTTTGACTCATATACCCTCCTAATGTAATGTTCTACTAGGTATAATGTTCATACCATACTTGTTTAAAACTTTTAATTGATAATCTCTATTCTCTGGTTTTTTCATAAGTTCTGTTAACTTCTTTTTCCACATAGTTTTCAACAACTCATTTTTAGCATTTTTTAATGCCGTTTCTAAATTGTGTATTCTATGCCAAAATATATGTTCACCATCTAACACGTTTATCCAATCTTTTATCATTATATCATTTCTCCTTCTTCTTGTCAATGTTTGTCTGCCCATTTTCTGGTGGATGTACTTTTACATCTTGGCATACATACTCTATACCTTGTTCAATTATTCTACTGACTTTACACTCATAACCAGTTATACGTGACAATACCATATCGTTAGTTGTGGGTAAATTTGCTAAACTTAAAGTAAAATCTACACCTGTCTTTAGTACAGACATAACTTTATATTCTGAATACGCACCTGTACTAGTCGCTAATAACGCTGGTGCTGTAGCGCCACACGCATTTAACAATAACAATAACAATAAACTAACTGTAAGCTTTTTCGCCATATTTTTTACTTCTCCAACCTGAATCAGGTGTAAACACATCTTTATTAGGGTCTGATATTTCTTTTATATCAGTAACCTTATGTGGAACAAAACGTTGTTCTATGTCCTTACCTGTATCACTATATACAAACGTTGTAATAGTTTTAGGTTCTGGAACATCTGCACCAAATGGTGTAGGTTCTAAATGTAATTTAAATTCATAACATTTACTACTTATTTCACTCATTTATTTCCTTTTTTGGTTTATAATTAGGGTCATTCCATTCCATTATCTGGTCTAATTTAATTCTAATCTCATCTGGATCCAAACCTAATTTCAGTAACTCATCTGTACCAATACTCTTAAAAAAGTCTTCATAATCTCTATTCTTTAAATCTCTCTTACCTAACTTTGCAAAAAATGTTTTGTAAAAGCCTTGCTTATCTCGTAAGTTTTTCGCCGTAGCTTTTGACGTAGCAGCAACCCTTTGCCAATTAATTTCTTTTGTTTCTTTTTTCTTTTTTGCTTCTTTCGCAATTTTCCTCTCTCTCATTGAAATATTAGCAGCAATCAATAACAATACTGCTAATGGATCAAATACAAATATCAATACTATAATTATATACCTAACTGCTTTATCAAAATGGTCTTTTGCTTGGTCCCCATATATTAATTCTGCAACATATTTAAGTGGACCTACATCTGCTTCTATCTTTAGTTGTGCTAATTCTAAATTACCTTTGTCTAATGTTAATTCTGCAATTCTCTCCATTGCAAATTTTATTTCGTTAGTTAATAATTCTCTCTCTTCTTTTAATTTCTTACGTTCTTTTAATCCTTTAGTAACACGTTCTCTAGTTATATAAACTTCTATTGCACGGTCTATTTGGTCTAACGTTAATTCTGCTCGTTTTATAACCTTCTCTTGTTGTATGACCTGTTTATCTATTAATGCTATATATACTGCATTATCACTTGTTGGTCGTACTTGGTCTAGGTGTGCCTTTGATAAAAAACCAAAGATACCCATACTTGTAACAAATACTAAAACAAGAACAGCAGTTGTTAAATATATCTTAATTGATTTTGGTAGTAATGGATTTCTCCAATTCTGATATAACCAACTGGCGGCAACTAACTTACCTACCTCTAAAGCAGTCCCCATAGCAATAATTGCTACAGTTGCACCTGCAAATAGAGTTGCTAATCCTACAATACTATACCCAGCGGCAATCGCTGATATAGCGATAGCAGAAAAAAATACTAATAAAATAAAAAGCATTATTTAGGTTTATCTTCTGGTAAAATTGTATTCTTTTTTAATAGATTTGAATTCTCCTCTACAGTTGCTAATACTTTTTCAATCTTTGCTATCATATCAATAACTCGTTTATCATAATCTTCGGTAGTTGAAAATTTATCTAACGTAGAGATTAACTGTACTGAATCCAATAGTTCACCTTTTTCTAATAATTTTGTTCTTAATTCTCTAAACTCTTTATATGCTGGGTGTTCATTTAATATTCTAATATATTCTTGAACACTATTACATTTTGTTGTAAAAACTCTTACACGCCAAGGTGTATCTTTACTCATACCTTGAGGTAATAAACCCTTACCCTTGTCCCAAGTCTTAATACCAAATAAATTATTTGCTTCTATAGCAAATCTACTTGTACCCCAACCACTCTCTAATGCCGCTTGTGCTGTCACCATTTGAATTGGTACTCTTTTACCTGGTGGAGTTTTCCAATTTAAATAATCAACACACTTGTTTACTTCTAATATAAATTCTTTTTTACTTGTATAGTCAAAACTAGGTTCGTGTAATCCTAATTTTTCTGCCCAAATGGCGTGTTCTACTCTAGTTTCTTCCGTTGCTTTCTTAACTGCAATAGGATTAGGCATAAATGTACCTATACCATATGTAACAGCAGATATTAAAACTAATACTGTTATAAGTTTAGCATACAAGTATAATTTTTTTATTGTATCTTTTGTTGATTGTTTCATTAGGACCTCGCTACTTGGTAATCGTATCCACCAACTGGTTGTTCTAATCTCTTCTGAACGAAGATTAATTTATTCTGAAATTGTGCCATACGTTTAAATATCTTTTCTGCTTGTATTTCAGTAAAGTTATCATAAATGTCATTTGACCAATTTCCAGAATAATAAATCATTGAAATTTCACCTTCTTCATCATCTAAAAATCTTTGAAGTTCATCTGGAACTTTTAATATTATTCTTTTTAAATAAGAATCTAATTCTTTTGTTTTTCTCACTTTATCCTCACTTTATCCATAATGTTATTTATATATTATATATCTAAACCGATAGCATTTAATTTAGGTCTAAAACTATAAAATGTATCGTTATGGTTTCCTGTATCCCCTAAATTTGCCATCTGATACAAATGTATCATTTCGTGCCCTAACGTATCAACAAATTCTTTTTTATTTTTATATGTCTTATTCATTTCTAAATTAAATTGATTTGTTCCTTTTCTTTTCCATTGCAATATAAGCACTTGAGCAACATATTTTTTTCTATTCATATACATTATATTGATATCATTAAAAGGAGATAATTTCCCACTAAAAACGTTATCGTTGATTAATCTAAAATACTTTTTAATATCTTTATATGTAGTTTTATATTTTCTCACAGATAAAAGTTCTTTCTTTAATCTTTTTTTGACTTTTTGTTTTCTTTTACTTGGCATTGCTTGTTTTTTCTATCTCCGTATTCTAAAAAACCATATAATATAAAACACCCTAGAATTACAATAAACAATTCCTGTGGTATTAAACTATAAATTATTTGCAATGTTTCGTATATTGCTTCAGTTACACTCATATTGACTATTCTTCAAAAGAGCACATTTAAACTCTTTATCATTTTTTTGTCTGATTTCACTAGCAAGACCATCTAGTATGTTTGGTAAGTGTTCTTGTAATACACCACTAAACTCGGTAATCATATTATATAATATTCTTTCTAACTGCGCTTCCATTACAGCAGCTGCGTCAATATCATTACTTTGTAATACCTGTGTAATTACGTGTCCTACTACTGCCTCATCATATTCATCGGCTCCTGCTTCACTAAAGGCACCATACATCATTATTGATATACCAGCCCAAAATAAAACAAATATCATTATCCCTTTCAATATCACTTTCATTATATATTTCTCTCTTTCATTATTATTTATTCTTTATAAGTCTATTATAGACTAAAAAGCTCGTAGAGTCAAGTAGTATTTTCATCAAAAAATCAAGTAAAATCAAGGATTTAGATAATACTTGATAAAAAATGTTCTATTTTTGTTCTATTTTAGCACCAGTTTGATACAATTCGTTCCATCCAAACGCTTCTTTTACTACCGAATCACTTAAACCCTTATAAACTCTATGTAATTCCTTATTTTTTACGTGAAGTAAAAGTCCTGCTTCCTCACTACTTAATCCTTCTAACATTTGAATAAACAAACTTTCTTTTTGAGTTCTTGTTGTTTTATTATCTGCACCTTTGACAAAATGCCACAATCGTTTTGCTTCAGTTTTCAATATTGTGTGTTCAGTACCTTTTGGTGAAGGATTTGCCATATAAGGTGGTGTTCCTTCTGGTAGTTCCCACTCAACAGTAGGATCAAATGATCCTTTTAATATCATTCTTAAAGATGGATGGTCATATTGTTTTAAGACCTCTACCTTTTTAGCTTTATCTTTTGCGTTATTTACCTTTGTTAGTATTTCTGAAAATAATACGTCAGCTGACCCTGCTGTTCTGGCCATTGCCTCCATAGAAGACCTGGGTATTATTGATGGATGTTGTTTTAGTTCGTCTGCCATTATATTCTCCAATTTTTAATATTAATCATATACCTATTTATACTCTTAAAATACAGGCGACCTGTTAGGGTCACCTGTATCAATCGTATTGGTTACGATTTTGTTATGCTTTAGTAAGCATATAGAGGACCGTATAGTTTAGTTATACCAGCAGCAATTATTGCTCTACTTGGTTCGCCTAATCTGTACGAAGTACCTTTAGATCCTTTATTAATATATATCATATTACCTCTGGATCTTAATTTATCCACCATTGCTCGTGGTGAACGAAGGTCAAATCTGTTTCTCAAAGTTTTCCAAGTTACAGGTTTGCCTTGCTCTAAAAGGCTCATCACCTTTTTTGTTTTTGAAAAGGCTTTTCTGCCTCTAGTGTGTAGTACTCTCTTACGAGTTCCCACAACTTTAAGTTCGTCTTTTTTTCCGAACCATTTAAAATTAAACATTGTTTAATTCTCCTTTATTATTGCATTTAAAGTCCGCTGGGACTATTCCTTCTACGGAATTCATTTGGGTTTGTCAGGTGGTTTATTACCATTTAAATCCATATCGGATTCAAACATATCTGACCCATCCCTTAAATCGTTTAACTCTTCTTTTAATTCTTTATTAAAAACATTTGTTGGTTTTTGTTTTTTCATTTGGTCTTTTAAAAAATCTGAATAATCTATCCTTGCTGATGAAGCTTTACCACCTCTATTAAATCTTACTGATACCATTTTATTTGCAAGTAATTGAGCAGCGTGTGCCATATTAAAATCTCTATAAATTAAACCTCTTATACAATCAATTACCAATGCAAGGTCTTTTGTAAATGATTCTTTAGTTGTTTTTAAACCCATATCTACAAATTTCTTTAATAAATCAAACCCAATTTCATCTACATTACCTTCTATAAATTCTCTAGTTTGTTGTTCTTTTAATCTTAATGCAAAAGGTGAATCTTGAGGTTTAGTTATTTTCTTTTTGATTTTACTTTGTGGAAATAAAATTATTTTAGCACTTTTCTTTTTATCTTTATCCTTATTGTTCACGTATTATCTCACCTTTGTAATTAACTAATTTCTTATCATTAAAATATTCTATAAGTTGATTATAACCACCAACTAATTTATCATCTATTTTAATTTGTGGCATTGCACGTACTTTTTTTCCTATATCTGTTATCATTGCGTCAACAGATTTAAATTCTTCTAGTTTCTTTTCTTGAAATTCTAGGCCAAGGCCTTTTAACAAGGCCTTCGCCTTAACACAGTACACACAATTTTCTTTTGTATATACTGTGATATTTTTAATTAGTATTTGCTGACTCATCATTATCTGATTC